GATGAAAGGAAAGAAAGATAAAACACCAGTAAATTACCATAAGAAAGATAGTGACAAACGTGTTGATGCTCTTCTTAAGAGTATGAAAGAAGGAGTCAAGAGAGATGAGTATGGAGATATAGTAGGAGGACCTAAGATCTCTAAGAAACAAAAAGCAAAAAATCTTTCAAAGAATGAACCTGACAATAAGATTGTAAGGAGTGAATCTGCTGCGTGGACACGTAAGGCAGGTAAAAATAAAGAGGGTGGTCTGAATGAAAAGGGCAGGAAGTCTTACGAACGTGAGAATCCTGGTTCAGACCTAAAAGCTCCCAGTAAAAAAGTAGGTAATCCTCGTAGGAAATCGTTCTGTGCCAGAATGAGAGGTATGAAGAAGAAACTTACAAGTGCAAAGACTGCAAGAGATCCAGACAGTCGCATCAATAAGTCTCTTCGGGCATGGAATTGTTCTTACGAGTGGCCAAAGGACAAAGAAATGATTGAAACAACAAGTTTAAAAAACGAAATCATAGCGAAAGCTCAAGAGAAACACAAGGAAGCAAAGCAGAAAAAATATAAACAGATCATGGATGCAGGTAAGGCTGCTAAGAAGAAAGTAGGTAAGGATCCCAGAGGTGTGAGAGCACTATCAAAAGGTAAGTGGGGATACGTTAAGAACAATTCTTTTACACCAGACTAAAGTAGCCTATATAGGATAGAATTATACGTTAGATCATGTTATCTTTTCTACTACCATTCGCATCTAAAATTGTATCTGATGCTGTAAGCAAAATCCCTGATGACTCAGAATTGGGTGAGGGTTTAATCAAATTGTGTATTGTTATCCTAGAAAAAGCAGTCAAATTAACTAAGACTGACATGGATGATAAACTTTTAGAAACTGTAAAATCTGCTATAGAAACTCGATAGAAATCGAGGTCGTAGAGGCACGTTTTTTTATAAATAATTTGAGATAGAACGACAATCAGGGAGTATAACTATGGCACTTTGGGGTAAAACCGATGCTGATGAATCAAAGCCTAAGTGGGCTGTGCGTGGTACTGGCGTAGATCCTCAAAACATCTTTGCAACTGCAGATGGATGGGTATTGAGACACTACAAAAATGCTACAAAGACAAAGTATTGGGATGAGATACTATGTTCCATAGATGGACTTGTAGGTGCAGGTGGATCTGGTACAAACACTCTTGGTAATGCAGACATCACTGCTGTATTCTTTGAAGAGACTACATATGCAGCTGCTGCAACTGGAACTGTTGTCGTTATATACAACGAATTAGTTGATGTGACTAACGGTGCTACTCTTGTAGTTACTAATACTACAGATAGTGCATCTATTACTGCTACTGCTGCTGCACAGACAGGTACAAACCGTGTTGAATTTACATTCACATGTGCTGCTGCAAGTAAGGTACATACTATTGGTGCTCAGACAATCTCTGGAACTATTGTTGACGCAGGTACTTCAACAGCATCTGATAAGGTATTCGTATTAGGCGATACTATTGGTGCAGGTGGATCTGGTTCAACCAAGACAATTACAACAACTTAATAAATGATTTTTGACGAACTGAATGAGGAAACCTACATTCTGTTCGCCATTAAACATTATGAGAATCCTCATTGTGTGACAAGAGAGGACTTTGATGAAGACATGAAACGTTTCAAATACTTGAAACGACTTTTGAAACGTTATGTCAGAGGTGGTGCATTAAGAACTCACCTTATTATAAATCATCTTATAATTCTTTATAATGTATTTGGCGAGGCAGCTACTCCCCTTCTATTCTTCCGATTAGAAAGGGAGTATTGGTCTATACTCAAAACTATATTAATCTATTTGAATAAATATCCTTTAGGGATGCTTCCCGACCTCGATATTGATAATGATATTCAAAAGGAGATAGATAACCTATGAACGAAGAGATGCAAACAACTGGATATACTGGTGCAGATGCTGCAACAGGTCCTACAGCAGGTTATGATCCTGTACAACGTTTTCGTGGTAAGGTTAAAAAGAAAGACGCTAAGAAATTAGTGGCACCTGGTAACAAATTGAAGGAAGGCATGGAGATGAAGAGTAGATTATTTCAATATAAGGTAAAAATACCTAATGTTGGAGAAACAATATTGTTTGCTAACTCACCTGCTGAACTTAAGATGAAACTACGCATGAGTATCATGCCAAATCTTAGGTCTGGTATCGAGATAGAAAGAATTCTACCTGCAAATGCTGCAAAGTATTTCATGGATAGAAGAATGAAAGCTATGAAAAATATACAATACGAAAGTTCAGAAGATCAGATGAAACAACAGATGGCACAGTCAAAAATTGCTATCGAAAAGAAAAAAATAATGCTAAAGAAACAACAATTACAAAAACAATTACAATTAAAAACACAGAATCTTAAGAAACAGGTACGCTCTGGAGCAGAACAAGACGAGACAAGGTAATGTCTGACATAAATTCAGCAATAATAGAAAGACTCGAACGAGTAGTAGACTCATTACAGGAAAACTCTGTAAAGATGGGTCAACTTCTTGCTGTGCATAATGAGAAGTTAGATAAGCAAGACAAGATAGACGAAGTATTATTTGAGAAGATCGATAGACTATCTGCTGATGTTAATAGAGAGACAAATGCTATAAAGAAAGGATGCGAAAGAGATATAAGAAAGGTGGATGATAGATTGAGAACTATAGAGAAAAAAATGTGGTCTATAGCAGGTGGATTGGTAGTAATATCATTCATATTATCAGTGCCAGGTATACAAGTTATGAGAAACTTGACAAATGACAAAGAAGTTAGTACAATAAGTGGGTTAGTAGTCCAAAATATTGAACGAGTTCGTTGATGCACACTATGTCACTTTACTTTCTGGTAGACTAGATAAGTTTACAAGGAAGAAAGCAGACCTATACAACTTTCGATGCCCTTACTGTGGTGATTCACAGAAACATAAGAACAAGGCACGAGGGTATTTTTTTAGGCTTAAGCAAGACATGGTATATAAATGCCACAACTGTGGTGTAGGTAGAACCCTACCTAATTTTCTAAAGGATCAAGCACCTGATCTCTATGATGAGTATATTATGGAGAGATATAAGAGTGGCACTACAGGTAAGGGATCATATGTTCCCAAACCAAAATTTAAGAAACCTGTGTTTGAAAAACGTGGGGATCTCAAAAGTATTGCTGATCTAAATAAAGAGCACCCTGCAGTAAAATATATAAATGCCAGACGAATTCCTCAAAAATATCACAAAGAACTCTTCTTCACAGAAGGATTCTATAATTGGGTTAAGCAACAGAAACCATCGAGCACAGAAGTCTATGGTGATCAATGCAGAATCATCATACCGTTCATTAAGAGAAATGAAGGAAAAGATAGATGGTTTGGTTTCCAAGGCAGAAGTCTCGATCCAAGAGACAGACTCAGATATGTCACAGTAATGTTGGATGAAAACGAACCTAAAATATATGGACTCAATAGATTAAATGAAAAAAACACTGTCTACATTGTCGAAGGACCATTCGACTCGCTCTTCTTGGATAATTCGGTTGCGATGGCTGGCAGTGATATTGATTGCAGGTCGTTTGGTTGGAGCGATTATATTTGGGTTTTTGATAACGAACCTCGTAATAGAGAGATCGTCAACAGAATCTCCAAAGCCATTGATAGAGGAGATAAAGTAGTAATATGGCCAAGTAATATTCAGCAAAAGGACATAAATGATATGTCACTAGCTGGACAAGATGTAAAAAGTCTGGTAGAATCAAATGTCTATCAGGGTATAGAAGCAAAACTTAAACTCAATAGTTGGAAAAAAGTATGACTCCTAAGGAGATAAACGTAATCAAGAGAGATGGTTCTAAAGCACCTCTTGACTTAAATAGAGTTCATCATATCGTTGAACATGCCTGTAGAGGTCTTGCAGGTGTCTCTGAATCTCAAGTAGAGATTAGTAGTGGACTACAATTCTTTGATGGAATTAAAACCTCAGATATACAAGAGATATTAGTAAGGTCTGCTAATGATCTTATTAGTTTAGAAGCACCAAACTATCAGTATGTTGCTGCTAGATTACTTCTCTTTAGTTTAAGGAAACAAGTGTATAGAGGTCACCCAGATCATCCTACAGAGTTTATAGAGCATATACAATCATGCATAGATAGAAACTTATATGATGGAGATATTCTTAAGAAATATACTAATGATGAAATAACCGAACTAGGTAAGTACATTGATCACGACAGAGACTACCTGTTTACCTATGCAGGTATAAGACAGGTTGTGGATAAATACCTAGTGCAGGATCGTAGCACAGGAGAAGTATTCGAGACTCCTCAGTTCATGTATATGATGATCGCTGCAACCCTTTTCCAAGACGATGATAAGTTTTACAGATTAAAATATGTCAAAAAATACTACGACGCAATCAGCAAACACAAAATCAACATTCCCACACCTATCATGGGAGGGGTTAGAACTCCACTTAGACAATTTGCAAGCTGTGTTCTTGTTGATGTTGATGACACCCTCGATAGCATCTTTAGTTCTGACATGGCTATTGGTAAATACGTTGCACAAAGGGCGGGTATCGGCATCAACGCAGGTCGCATCCGTGGCATCAACAGTAAAATCAGGGGTGGCGAAGTACAGCACACAGGTGTTGTACCGTTCCTCAAGAAGTTTGAGGCAACTGTCAGATGTTGTACTCAAAATGGCATTAGAGGGGGATCAGCGACTGTCCACTTTCCGATCTGGCACCAAGAAATCGAAGACATAATTGTTCTCAAGAACAACAAAGGCACAGAAGATAATCGTGTAAGAAAACTAGACTATAGTGTACAGATCAGTGGTCTCTTTTACCAGAGATTTATTGAGGATAGTACTATAACTTTATTCTCACCACATAATGTTCCAGATTTATATGATGCTTTTGGCACTGATGCATTTGATGAACTATATGTCAAGTATGAGAATGATGATTCTATTCCAAAGAAAGTTGTTAGAGCACAAGAACTTGTCTTAGATCTATTAAAAGAAAGAGCAGAGACAGGTCGTCTATACATTATGAACATTGACCATTGTAATAGTCACAGTTCATTCAAAGACAAGGTAAGTATGTCTAACCTATGTCAGGAAATTACTTTACCCACTACCCCATTACAACACATTGATGGCAGTGGTGAGATTGCTTTGTGTATTCTATCTGCTATCAATGTAGGTAAGTTAACAAAGTTAGATGAACTAGATGATTTATGTGAATTAGCGGTCAGAGGATTAGATGCATTGATTGACTATCAGCAGTATCCTGTGACAGCAGCAGAGCAGTCTACAAAGAACAGAAGATCACTTGGTATAGGTTATATTGGTTTGGCACACTATCTTGCTAAGAACGGTGCTAAGTATGACTCACAGAAAGCATTTGATTTAGTTCATAAACTTACTGAGAGATTCCAGTTTGCATTGTTATCTGCATCTAATCAACTTGCTATGGAGAAAGGACCTTGCGGTTATTTCGGTAAGACAAAGTATGCTGATGGAATTCTTCCGATAGATACATATAAGAACGATGTAGATGAAATCATACCAAATGACCTTTCATGTGATTGGGAGTTTTTACGAGGACGAATTCTTGAGTACGGACTCAGGCACAGCACGTTGTCCGCACAGATGCCTTCGGAGAGCAGTTCCATTGTGTCAAATGCAACCAATGGAATCGAGCCACCTAGAGACTACCTGTCCATTAAGAAATCAAAGAAAGGACCTCTTAAGCAGATTGTTCCATCGTATTCTACACTAAAGAATAACTATACTTTATTGTGGGATATGCATAATAATGATGGATATATTAAAGTCACTGCTATAATGCAGAAGTTTTTTGATCAAGCGATAAGTGGTAACTGGTCTTATAATCCAGAGAACTACCCTAACAATGAAGTTCCCATGCAACAAATGGCAATGGATTGGTTGAACACATACAAGTATGGATGGAAAACTTCATACTATCAGAACACATATGATGCTAAAAAAGATGGTGATGATGATTTAACACCACCTGTACCAACAGAAAATTTAATAAACGACATACTAACCTTGGAGGAAGAAAACTGTGAGTCCTGCACAATCTAAACCTGTAGAATCTATGACCGTCTTCAATACAGAAGAAGTCGATACTAAGAAACAACCCATGTTCTTTGGTAAACCTCTAGGGGTACAGAGATATGATTCATATAAGTATCCAGTATTTGATAAACTAACACAACAACAGTTAGGATATTTCTGGAGACCAGAAGAAGTATCACTACAAAAAGATCGTGGTGACTATCAACAACTAACACCAGAACAGAAGCATATCTTTACTTCTAATTTGAAGTATCAGATCATGCTTGACTCTGTACAAGGTCGTGCACCTGGTATGGCATTTGCACCATACTGTTCTTTACCTGAGTTAGAAGGTTGTATTAATGTATGGCAGTTTATGGAGATGATTCATAGTAGATCATACACATACATTATTAAGAATGTATATTCAGATCCTTCAGAAGTATTTGATACTATTATTAAAGATACAAATATACTACAACGTGCAGAATCTGTCACAAAATCTTATGATGATTTTGTAAATGATGCACATGAGTATGACTCTGGTAATGCATGGAAGTTTGCTAGAGAAGGACATCCTGCAGGTACACTTGATAGAAGAGAATTAAAACGTAAACTCTATAGGGCAATAGCAAATGTTAACATCCTTGAAGGCATTCGTTTCTATGTTTCCTTTGCGTGTTCGTTTGCTTTTGGCGAGAACAAACTTATGGAAGGTTCAGCAAAGATCTTATCTCTTATCTCTAGAGATGAAAGTCAACACTTGGTTATCACACAACAGATCTTGAAGAAGTGGGCAGATGGTGACGATCCAGAAATGCAAGAGATAGCAGAAGAAGAAAAGTCTTTTGTTAAAGATATGTTTAGAAACACTGTTAATGAAGAGAAAGCATGGGCAGATTACTTGTTTAAAGAAGGATCTATGATAGGTCTAAATGCAAGATTGTTAAATAACTATGTCGAATGGATTGCTAATCGTAGAATGAAAGCGATTGGTTTAAATCCTATCTATGACCAACCCCTAAGGAACAATCCCCTACCTTGGACAGAGCATTGGCTTAATTCTAAGGGACAACAAAACGCACCTCAAGAAACGGAGATCGAAAGTTATGTCATTGGAGGAATCAAACAAGATGTCAAAGGAGACTCCTTCGCAGGATTCAAACTCTGAATGGTTAGACAAAACTTATAATAATATGGTAGAAAAAGGTAATGATTATAGTCCAGATATAACAGACATGTTATGGACAGCAGCAAAGAAACAAGCACAACAGGATCAACAATGAAAAACTATCATATCTACCTAGAGGACAAATGTTTGTTCAAGAACCTTAATGAAGAGGAGTTTGAATTGATTTGGGATAAAATATATCGTTCATATTTTAAAGAAGAGTTAACTTATACAGAATGTATAGGTGACGTATGTTTAGAGGAGGCATCGTTTTGACACTCAGTAAAAACTATAGGCAAAGATTATATGATATATGCTATCGTATAAAGGCAAACGTTGAGGTTCCTTTAGATGACAGGATCTGGATGACCAAACTTGCTGACCATAATAAATCAGCAAAAGGAATAGTGGAACAATTACTATGCCCAGATTTTATAGATGAATACCCTCAGTAAATGTGTAGAAATAAAAACACCAAGGTTAAATGTAGTTAAAGATACAGTTAAAATGCTCTAGATAAGAAGGTTTATTCTAGAAGAACTATGAAAGCATTCGCAGTTGCCCTGCTCGGTTTAGGATTCATTCCTTCCGCAATCGCAGGTCCGTATGTATCCACTAAAACCGAATTTAAAGGTAACGAAGATGGATACTCAAAGATGGTTAACCAAGCAAGAATTGGTACAACCTTTAAAGTAGGATCATTAAAACCATATATTGAAGCTGGTGGTGGTATTGTATCACCAGATGGTAAAGATGCAGAAGGATTCCAAGTAATCGAAGTTGGTTCTAAGTTCAAACTTACTGACTCACTTGCTGCAAAAGCAAAGTTTGAGCATAAGTGGGAACCAGATTCAGAGAGAGACTGGAAATTTGAAGTTGGCACTAAATATAAATTCTAAAATGAAAAAAGCACTTTTAATCGCAGCAGCAATCACAACTGCTGTAATCACTCCACTCAACTCAGCAGTGGAAGCAGGAACAAGACTTAGTGGTGCAGGTGCATCCTTCCCTGCTAAGATCTATACTCGTTGGTTCAAAGACCTAGCAACAGAAGGTGGACCAAGAGTTAACTATCAGGCAGTTGGATCTGGTAGTGGACGTAAGGCATTCATCGACCAGACAGTAAACTTTGGTGCATCTGATGATCCTATGAAGGCAAAAGACATTGCCAAAGTTACCAGAGGATTAGTTCAAATTCCTATGGTTGGTGGAACAATCGCATTTGGATACAACAATCCTGGTTGTGACCTTAAGTTAACTCAACAACAAGCAGTTGAAGTTGCGATGGGTATCATTACTAACTGGAAAGAACTTGGATGTGATGACCAGAAGTTAACTTGGGCACATCGTTCAGATGGTTCTGGAACAACTAAGGCATTCACAAACTCAATGGAAGCATTCTCTCCTACATGGACATTAGGAACTGGTAAGTCAGTTGCTTGGCCAGCTGGAGTTGGTGGAAAAGGTAATGCTGGTGTTGCTGGTGTTATTTCAAATACACCTGGTGCTATCGGTTATGTAAACCAGTCATATATCAAAGGTAACATTGTTGCTGCTGCACTCCAAAACTTAAACGGTGAGTTTTTAAAACCATCTGTTGAAGCAGGAGCAAAGGCACTTAATGGTATCACTCTTGATGAGAACCTTGCAGGTAAGAACCCTAACCCAACAGCAGCAGGAGCATATCCGATTGCATCTCTAACTTGGATTCTTGCATATGAAGAAGGCAACGGTAGAAACACAAAGGCAATCAAGACATCTCTATCAACTCTATTGAGTGATGAGTATCAGGATAAGGCACCTACACTAGGATTCGTTCCTCTTAAGGGTGACATTCTTGAGAAGTCAAGAGCCGCAGTTGAAAGAATAGGTAAATAAATAGTTACGATATCGTAACATTTGGAACTACTATGGATAATAAACAAAAAACTCTATTAAAAGTAGTAGTTCCCATCACTATAATGATCCAGTTAACTGCGATCATTTTTTTATTGAGTAAGGATAAAGCATTTAAATGTATGGCAGATTCGAGAATGATGGTGTGTAGGCAGATAAAACTATGATATATAATAGTAACGTATATGTAATTGGTATTTGATAAATGGAACCGATTAGAGTAAGATGTAGATCCTGTGGAAAGGAGGTATCAGCACAGACTGGCAAAACTTCAAGTTGTGGGTGTTCCAATATGGTGACAGTATCAGGAGATACAATATCTGCAAATGATATGTCTAAAGTAATTATGTTAAGTCCACGCAGAGAAGAGCAATTAAGAAAGACTTTGTTTTCAAAAGAAGACTTAGAGTATCAAGAATCGAGAAAAAGAAGAAAAATAAGGAAAATGGACTTTGAGGTCAGATAAATATTTGCTAAACTCGAATCCCATGTTATAATGTGCTTGTAATGGTTAACATTTAGAAACATACCATGATTAAAACTTTAATAACAGAGTTTCCTATAACAGACGTTCCTGTAGAAAGGAGTATCAGTAAGGAGAAAATTAAAAAGTACACTTATTCAAAAGCAGAAGTGGATGTGCTGATTGATGCTGCAGTTGAAAGAGCAGTTGCAGAAGCAAGAAGAATTGATGAAGAATCAATGGCAAAGCATAATCGTGATGCCACTGTCATCAGTATGATTCTTGGATTCACAACTCTTGCATTATTTGTAGATGGTTTGTTAAGAATGTTAGGTATTATTCCACCATTCATGCATCTTGATGTAAATATTTTAGATAAGATTGAGACTGATATTATAGATAAAGTAAAACAAGTGCCTGTGCAAAAATTATTCCAACATGGATTTAGATGAATGATATTTCGGTACTAATATATTTTTTATTATTTGCGGTTGTTGTGGGGATGACTTTTGCATTTATGTATGTTATGATGAGAACCACAATCAACGAATTTAATAAACCTAGAAGCAACATTCATCCAGAAATGGAAGAAGTTCAATCAGGTGATGAGTTACTAGTCTTTACCATGGATGAAGATGATGAAGATGGTGACGAAGGCAGTCTTACTATTGTTAGAAAATGAAACCAACAGAAAATTACGAACAACTCTTGGCACGTTTTACGAAGAGAGTTGCACAACTTGAAGCAGAACAAGCAAAACTTGATGACTCATATGATAAGTGGGTCAAACTAAATGACCAATTAAGTTATTTACAAGGATGTCTTGATACTGTACAATACTTAATGACAGGAGAACTTCCGAATGATGGAAATCATGACGGTATGAAAAATCACAAACCAACAACTAATGATTAGTTTTTTATTTTCAATGGCAGGTTTTTTAAACCTCTTATTTTATATCTTTGCAATAGGAGCTGGAATTTCATTTGTTCTTGAACAGTTTGTCAAGGACAATGAGAGAAATCTTTTTATTGTACAAACTAATAGAAGATATTGTTTCAGACAAGCATGGATGACTAATGTTTATTGGTTTCTGTGTAATATAGGTTTGTTTGTAA